GCAAAACATGAAAATCATCGCGCTTGGGGCTTTGTCAAAGCTTCCCAAAACACTCACCGAAGGCGTACTGTCAAAAGATTATGACGGAAATCAGATATACACGATCCTGTCGGCTTTACTTTTCAACACTTGGAATGAAGTGCCAGCTGCGACAACATGGGATGGCTACAATCCAAGCACCACATGGGCAAATGCTGAAAATTCAGGGCTCGGTGAGATTGATCAGCCAGGAGACTATGAGCTCACCGACAGATCAGCCAGCACCATTGATGTGTATTCTCTTGTGGCAGCTTTGGCCAATTCAGGGCTTGGATATATCTTTGAGGATAATCAAGGCCGCATTTGCTACGCTGACAGCACGCATCGCAACACATATTTGACTACCTATGGATACACAAGTATTTCAGGCAATACGGCACTGGCATCCGGCATCAAGACATCATTGAAATCAGGCGACATCCGCAATGCCGTGACAATCCAGTACAAAAACAATCAGCAAGTATCGGCACAAGATGACGCATCGATTGCGCTTTTCGGCTATCAGGCGCAGTCGATTCAGACATCGCTGGAAAATGGCGCAGACGCATCAGATCAAGCTGATTTCTATTTGGCCATCCGAGCCAATCCTGAGCCACAATTCCGGTCAATCACATTCCCATTGGGTAATCCTGAAATTGATGACAGCGATCGAGATGCTTTGCTCAATGTGTTTATGGGCTTACCGATCGACATCACTGATCTGCCTGCCAACATTGGCAATGGACGCTTTCAAGGCTTTGTCGAAGGCTGGACATTTAGCGCGTCATATAACGGGCTGGCGATCACATTGACTGTCTCACCTACGGCGTATAGCTTGCAAGCGACTCGATGGAATGGCGTGAGTGTCGCCGAAACATGGAATTCCCTATCAAATACACTTGACTGGAATGAAGCCACGATTGTGGCATAAGGAGACGATATGGCAACGACAACCAATTTTGGCTGGGAGACTCCAGACGATACTGATTTGGTCAAAGATGGTGCAGCGGCAATGCGCACGCTGGGCAATTCGATTGACACATCATTTGTCGATCTCAAGGGCGGCACGACTGGCCAAGTGCTATCAAAGGCATCAGGCACTGATCTTGATTTCACTTGGGTTGCACAAGACGACTCAAATGCAATCCAAAATGCAATTGTGGACGCCAAAGGCGATTTGATTGCTGCAACAGCTGCAGACACACCGGCTCGCCTAGCGGTCGGCACAAATGGTCAAGTCTTGACAGCTGATTCATCCGAATCAACTGGATTGAAATGGGCAACTCCGGCGAGTGGCGGTGATTTTGTTCGTATTGCTACGACTCCATTTACATCTTCAAGTGCTGTGAATCTCAATGATATTTTTTCATCAACTTACACAAATTACATGGTGGTCTTAAACATCACATCTTCTCCATCTACGGGCAATTTGCAAGCAAGAATGAGAGTTTCGGGCGCAGATAATACGACCTCAAATTATTTTTCAGTGTATGAATACATTGACTCGGCTGGTGCGACCGCTGGTGCCACGAAAAATGCGACCGCATCATTTTGGCAACTTAGCTTCATCAGTTCTTCAGATTTGAGCATTCCATTTACTGTGGCACAGCCTTACCAAACAGAATATACATCGATTTCTGCTCCAGCATTTTTAGCAGGCGATACCTACAAAGTCACATCCGCTGGAAGTTTTAACGCCACGACTAGCTTTACCGGAATGTCTTTTCTAACATCAGCAGGCACAATCACAGGCGAAGCCATTATCTATGGAATGAAGAGAGCATAAATGAAAATCACAGAATACTTTCATGAAACAGGCGAAACAATTGAGCGTGATGCAACGGCAGATGAATTGGCAGCAATTGTTGTGACGCCAAATTTGGATGAAATTGAAAGCGCAAAACAAGCAGCAAAGCAAGCAATTCTCGACAAGCTTGGCTTGACTGCCGATGAAGCGGCTGCATTGCTTTCATGACTTATCCAATCGCGTCAGCTCCACATGCCATCGAAATTGCCAGAGGCGAAATCGGCTATGTCGAGACGCCTGACAACATCACCAAATTTGGCGAATTTACAAAAGCCAATGGATTGCCGTGGTGCGGATCATTTTGCAATTGGGTGCTGGCACAAGCTGGCGTCAAGGTGCATTCAGTAGTCAGCACAGCCGTTGGAGCTCATAAGTTCAAGGAGATTGGCCGCTGGCATGAAGTGCCTGCAATTGGCGATTTGGCATTCATGGATTTTCCGCATGATGGCGTCGATCGCATCAGTCACATCGGCATCGTCGTCGGCATCAATGGCAAGACAATCACCACCATTGAAGGCAACACATCCGGCACTGGCGATCAACGCAATGGCGGCATGGTCATGGTTAAGCAACGCACGATTGGCAAAGAAGTCGTCGGCTTTGGTCGTCCAAAATATGTGCCGTACAAGGGTGAATTTCCAAAGGTAGAAATGCCATCACCAACAAAGGCAGAAAAGCCAAAGAAGGAGAAAAAATGGAGCAAATGAAAGCAGTCGCAGCCAGCTGGGCGAGATCATTTCTTGCAGCTGCGCTCGCGCTATACATGGCAGGCGAGACCGATCCAAAGACATTGGCAATGGCTGGGGCAGCCGCTGTCGCTCCGGTGATCTTGCGCTGGCTCAATCCAAAGGATCAAGCTTTCGGGTTATTGGGGAAGTGACTCGGAAAGTACTGACGGCAGCTCTAGGGTTTTCGCTTTCGCTAGGGCTGTCGTCATGTGCTTATCAGGGATGGACACGATATGAGTGCCAAGAATTCGACAACTGGGAGAAGCCTGAGTGCAATCCGCCGCAATGTAAAGCTACGGGAGTCTGTACTGAGGACATATTTGGAGAGGATCCGCGTGCCATCACATCAACGCAGACTGACCAATGAGCAGCTCAAAGCTCGGCTTATCGTATTCATTGGCGTCTGCCTAGCTCTTACATTCGCATTCTCTGTCGCAGGGATGCTGTACGCGCTGATCTTTGTAACTCAGCCACTCGGAGATCAAGCTCCCAATGATCGAGCATTCATCGAGCTACTTTCGACGCTGACGATATTTCTGACTGGGGCATTGGGTTCAGTGCTGGCGTCAAATGGATTGAAAGACAAGCCAAAATCGCCTGAGGACACGCCGAAAAACACACAGGATTCTTGACCTTGTCAGCGATCTGGTTCATGCTCTTACATGGGAGCAGGCCTTGCCACGGGTCAGGCGAAATGCAGGGCTTGCTCCCCTAACAGAAACGGGAGCAAAATGACAACAGAACAAATCATCGGCTTTGCGGTACTTGCACAGCTGGCAATCTCCACACTTTTGTATTCAATGGGATACAGGGATGGCAAGTCGGTCGGATACCATCATGGCCGATCTGTCGGCATGGCGATGGGCAAGACAAAGGCGGTCAAATAAATGGCCGGATTCTTGGATGGATATGAGGATGTGGCTGCACGCATCAAAAGACTGCACAGCACATTCCCATCGAATCGGGTCGAGACATCGATCATTGATTTCAATGCACAAGCTGGATACATCTTGGTGGAATGCCGGATCTTTCGTGAATATGAAGACGAAAAGCCATCTGCGATCGACTACGCATTTGGACGGGTCGAATCTTACAATCCCAGCATGAAGCGATGGTTCGTCGAGGACACAGTCACAAGTGCCATTGGACGCTGTGCAGGGCTGTTGCTCGGATCTGAGACAAGGCCGACAAAGCAAAACATGGAGCAAGTCGAGACCATGCCAAAAGCATTTGTGGACAAGATCGAGGATGATCCGTGGTCAAAGCCATTTGCTGAGGATGGATTTGCTACAGCTGCAACAGGCATTGCTGAGATTGTCAATCAGCTCGGTGGTGAGCTTATTGGAGAAGCTCCACAGTGCAAGCATGGCCACATGTTATGGCGAGAAAAGGCCAAAGATAAGCCAGGAAAAGACTGGGGCGGATATTTCTGCACCGAGAAACTCAAGGCGAATCAATGTGCACCAATGTGGCATGTACTTGGCGCAGATGGAAAATGGAAGGCACAAAGCTGATGGCTGACATGGAAATCATCAAGATCGCCACTGGCGAGCGCACACGATTCTTGGCTGATGGTTCAGTGCTGAAAGATCAAGTCGATCCACCAAAGATTGAGTGGTGCGATCGCTGCGAGATGTTCAAGCGATTTGATGGCGGTCGATATGACTTTGTCATGGGATCGCCTGAGCTGTGGTACTGCGAGCTGTGCAAATGAAAAGCCAAGAACAAAAGATTATCGAATTTGATCAGATCGAAATTGAGTATTACAAAGCCAAAATCAACGCTCTCAAAGCTGAATTGGAATTGGCGTATGCGATGCTCAGGATCGCTCATGATGACGCCAAAGAGCGGAACAAATCATGAAAATGAAAGTGTCTTTCGATGACATGATGGAATCGATCGAGATTGCTTTGCTGCGAATTCGAGAGATCAATGGCCGTCCAGATCATTCATCGAGGTACGACAAGAATCTGTCATTTCATGAATATGTCTGCCAATTGGCTGAATCGATCTGCGCTGAAATTGTGGTGGCTCGATACTTTGGAAACAAAGATTTCAAGCCGACTGTAAACACATTTAAGACACAAGCTGATGTCGGATCGCGGATCGAAGTCAAATGGACAAAGTACGACTCGGGCGCATTGATCATTGGTGACACTGATCGCAATTCTGACATCGCCGTACTTGTCACGGGCAAATCGCCTGTCTATGAGATTCGAGGATGGATTCCGGTATCTATCGCCAAAGATAAACGCTGGAAGCGTCGAGACAATCCATCATTTTGGGTCGAACAATACAATTTACATCCCATCGAGAATTTGAGGAGATCCAGTCATGGAGATGCTGCGCTTTCAATGTAGGGTCGAAAAGAAAATTACTAATCACGGCGTCAAGATGGATGAAGTGAAGCTGGGAGATGGCAAGGTGCTTGTGCAATGCTTAGGCTGTGGCGTCATGGGCGTCATGGATCGGAGCGATGCACATGCCTGAATATGAATACCGATGTGAAGTCTGCAGCAAGGTCAAAGCTGTGAAAAGGCCAATCACTGATGAGCTTGATCGAGCACCTTATTGCGATGGATGCACAATCCCAATGGCAAGGATCTACAGTGCCAATCCGGTGCATTTCAAGGGTCGTGGCTGGGGTGGCGATAAATGACGATTGTCAAGATGTCTTATCAATGCAATTGCGGCAAATTGATCGAAGTTGAAGGCACAAAAATCATGGACACAGCATTTGTCTTGACTGATCTGATGTTCGACCATGAGGATGTGACCTGTGGATAACCTGTGGACGACACGCAGGAGACGCGCTCAACTTATCCACATATTTGACTCATCCTTGACAGTGCCGCTACCGTCCTGCTCTGCAAGCGAGCGGCTGAAGCCGTGTAGCTCGCTAAGGAGACAGGCGGTTAGGGGAGCTCTTTGCCTATTGCTAGGCTCGATTGTCT